ATACCCTGCTTGTCCGTCGCTCGAAAAACCTTGATTTTCCAGTGTTTTCAAAAGTATCGTTATCTAACGTCAGCTTTCGACCGTCCGGCTTTTCAGGAAATGATGTCGGATATCATGGCTGGCACAACGAATTGCGTGATTGTTAAGGATCTCTCGCGTCTGGGTCGTGAATACATCGAAACGGGGCGTTACCTTCGGCAGATTTTCCCGGCTTATGGCGTGCGGTTTATCTCCGTAAACGACGGTATCGACACCGCGAATGAGCATAACGGTGATGATTTGAACATCAGCATGAAGAACCTGCTGAACGACACCTATTGCCGCGATATTTCCGTCAAAACCAGAAGCGCGCTGCTTTCCAAGCGGAAAAATGGTGATTATGTTGGGGCTTGCCCCGTCTATGGGTACAAAAAAGATCCGGAAAACAAAAATCATCTGGTGATTGACGCGGATGCCGCCCATGTGGTACAGGATATTTTCCGCCGCCGCATTGACGGGGCCAGCGCCCAACGGATTGCCGACGATCTGAACCGGCTGGGGATTCTCTCGCCGCTGGCATATAAGGTTAGCCGGGGGCTTCCCCATCCCACCGGCGGCTATGCGGACAGCCCGGATGCAAAATGGTCAGCTCACGCTGTGCTGCGGATTTTGCAGAATGAAACCTATTGCGGTGTGCTTCTGCAAGGAAAACAGGAAACCTACAACCATAAACTTAAGGACATTCAAAAAAAGCCTGCGGAGGAATGGATTCGCACGGAAAACGCCCACGAACCGATTATCAGCAAGCAGGATTACCAGCTTGTCCAGATGATTTCCGGCTTGGATACGCGCACCGCGCCGGATGGGGAATCGGTTTATTTGTTCTCCGGACTGCTGATTTGTGGCTCATGCGGCGGTCGCATGACACGAAAAACGAATACGGTCAACGGCAAGAAGTACATCTATTATCATTGCCCTGCCGGTAAAAAACGGGGCTGTGAGAAACCCGTTATGATTCGCGAGGACGACCTGATACAGTGCGTATTGGAAAGCCTGCAAGCCCGTGTCCAGAGCGTTGTTTCGATGGAAGAGGTTGTAAACAGCATCAGCGTGGAACAGGTCAATCAGGGATTGATTGCCGGGTTCAAAACGCAGATTGCAGACAATCAGATGCAGTTGGAGCAGGCGCGCCAATTCAAGTCTACGCTGTACGAGAACTTTGTCAGCGGGATTATCGAAAAGAAAGATTATCAGGACTTAAAAAAGCGCTATACTGAACGCGCGGAACAGGCACAGGAAGCGATTGAACATCTCCGTAGGGAAATGGAACGTGCGTCAAATAACAATAGTGACCGACTGCGCTGGATGCAGCATTTCAAGCAGTTTTCTGCAATGAAGGAGCTTGACCGTCGGGCGGTGATCGCTACAATCCAGTCGATCTGTATTACCGGAAAGAAAAGTGTAGATATCACTTACCGCTATCATTCCGAATACGAGCAGGCCAATAGAATGCAGGCGGCAGGAAAGGGGGCTGTCTGATATGGCACGAAAGAGCAGGAAAAACGCTATTTCCCCCGAACCGGTGAGAAAGCCCGCCGAAAAAGTCTGGCACGCGGCGCTTTACATACGGCTTTCTGTTGAGTTCAACAGCAATCGCGGTGATTCGCTAGAGACGCAGCGGCAAATCATGGAAGCCTATATTGCTTTGGCGCCCGATATTGAGATTGTTGAAATTTATACGGATAACGGTACGACAGGCCGAACTTTTGAACGCGAAGCATTCCAGCGGATGCTGAACGACGTAGAAGCTGGCAAAATCGACTGCATTGTCGTAAAAGACCTCTCCCGTCTGGGGCGAAACACGATTGATACCGGTTACTATATTGAAAAATACTTCCCGCTCCATCATGTGCGGTTTATTGCCGTCAATGACCAGTACGACAGTGAAAATGCTGAAAACAGCGGCAGTCATCTGATTGTACCGCTGAAAAACATGATAAACGAAGCGTATGCCGCCGATATCAGTAAAAAGGTGCGGGCGCAGCAACAGCAGGCGATGAGAGATGGTGAATTTGTTGGCGCACGCCCTCCTTACGGTTACAAAAAAGCCCCGGACAATTGCCATAAGCTTTTAGTCAATGAGGAAACCGCTCCGATTGTCCAGCAAATTTTCCAGTGGGCGGCTGACGGTGTTTCCCTGAATGAAATGACAAAACGGCTGAATAATGCCGGAGTGATTTCACCTGGGCATTATCTGTCTCATGCAGGATACACAAAGAAAGCATGGATCGTTGGAAAAGGCAAATGGCAGACGAGATCGGTCACAAGAATCCTGACGGATGAGGTTTATCTTGGCGACATGGTGCAGGGCAAGACGAAAGCAGTCGGGCATCGTCAGGTCCCGACCGCCCCGGAAGAATGGATCGTTGTACGCGGGACACATACGCCGCTGGTCAGCCGAGAGTTATTTGAAAAGGCCCTGGCTTCACGGAGACAGGCGGCGGCCAAAGCCAGTGCAATGGCAGAGAAAATACCTTATACAGCAAATATTCTCCGAGGACGTATTTACTGTGGCTGCTGCGGCAGGCACATGAACCGGAAACGGAACAAGCAGGGGGAGTATTACTTCGGCTGTATTGCAAATGAACGCATTGGGAAAGATGCCTGCGTCGGCGGAGCCACTTATGTCAAGGAGCAGCCGCTGTTTGATACGATTGTAACCATCATACGGCAAAAGGCAGAAGCTTTGCTGGGCAAAAATCTGTATTTGAAGCAGTGTGACAGCAAAATTGCCGCACAAAAAGCTGAAACAGACAGAGAGATTTCCGCATTGAAGCAGGAAACGGAGAAAAACCGGACATTTCTGGCTGGACTGTATGAAAATTTCGTTTCCGGCATACTTACCCGTGCGGAATATCTGGAAATGAAGGAAAGCTATTCGCAAAAGATTCATGGCGCATTGGAGCGTACCCAGCAGCTTCAAACGCGTCAGCAAGCGCTGGAAGATCAGGCTGCCCAGTACGTTTCGCTGGCGGACCGGCTGGCAGCGGTGGGAGAAAATGCCATGCTTACCGCTGAGATAACGGAACAGCTGATTGAACGGGTTACGGTTGACAGTGCCGATGATATTATCATTCAATTTCGCTTTGAAAATGACTTTGACACGCTGCGGGAGGTGCTGCGGTATGAATAGCACCTTGGTTTATGTAATCGCTCTTTACATCCGTCTTTCTGCCGAGGATTTCAAGGTTGGCAGTCTCAGTATTGAAAACCAATATCGCGAACTGCGCCAATATGTTGATACAATGGAGGGAATTAAAAATATAGAAATTCGTGAGTTCGTGGACAACGGCTACAGCGGCACCAATTTTGAACGTCCAGCTGTGCAGGAACTTCTTGATCTGGTACGAGAAGGCAGTATAAATTGCATCATCGTAAAGGACTTTACCCGCTTCGGGCGAAACAGTATTGAGGTCGGTTATTTCATGGAGCGGGTTTTCCCGCTCTATGGAGTACGGTTTATCTCGCTGAACGATGATTTTGACAGCGATAAGCTGCATGGCGACACCGGCGGCATTAACGTCGCGTTCAAGTATCTTGTCAGTGAATTTTACAGCCGGGATTTATCCATCAAATATAAAAGCGCTAAATATGTGAAATTCAGGCGTGGGGAATATCAAAGTACGCTTTGCCCCTATGGTTATCGCAAAGGTGCCGATGGCCGGTTAGAACCGGATGAAGAAACCGCTCCGAATGTCCGCCTGATTTTTGAATTGGCGGCTTCCGGAATGAGCAACACGCAAATTATAAATGAGCTGTTTGCCAGAGGGATTCCTACGCCGGCAGAGCATAAAGCCACAAAGGGGACAAATCATCATGATATTTCTCGCTGCCGAGGTATCTGGATACGGTCTACCATCATTCGTTTGACGCAGGATGAACGGTATACGGGTTGTTACATTATTGGTAAGCGCCAGGTCACAGAAGTTGGCGGGTCGCGGATGCGGATGAAAGACGAAAGTGAATGGATTAAAATTCCGAACCATCACACCCCCATCATCAGCAAGGAGCTTTTTGATAAAGTTCAAGCCCAAATGACACATTTCAAATGCCCTAAAAAGAAGGAAAGCCAATATCCTCTGCGCACAAAAGTATTCTGCGGATGCTGCCGTCATGCAATGGCGAGGACAACAAATAAAAATCGCACATTTGGTTGCAGCTATACGTTGGCCGATCAATCAGCCCCCTGTTACAGGCTGAAAATTGCAGAAGCGGAACTGGAGAAGATGCTCTATGGTATTCTTTCCAAACAAGCCCAGATCATATTAAATATCGGTGATCTTTCCGATACCAGCCAACTGGATGTCCAGAGTGCAAAACAGGCAGAATGCTGCGGACAGATTGATAGCTGTTTGGATAAAAAAAGAGTGCTGTACGAACAGCTTGTGCAGGGGAACCTGAGTACAGATGAATATAAGATTCAAAAGGCTATGATCGACTGTGAGCTTGAACGGCTGCGGAAGATTTGCTCCCAGCTGAATACTGAGACAGCTCAGATGAAGATGGATGAAAAGGCACAGGCTGCAAGGCTGGAATTGGCGAAAGAGATTGTAAAATCCAATAGTATGACGGCTGATTTGGCCGATGCACTGATCAAGCAGGTGTACGTTTATCCTAACAACCAGATTGAAATCGTCTGGAAAATGAAAGATTTTTGTATTGAGGAAGTATAATGAAACAGGAAAGGACTTGGATTTATTGCCGAGTAGACTATAGCGGCGCGAACAGCGCTGAACTGCTGAATATGCAAAGGCGATGCCTGGAATCCTACGCCAAAGAACACGATTTTCAGATCGTCGGTTTTTCCAGCGATATCGGAAACGGCTTGACGCTCGACCGACCTGGCTTGATGGCATTTCATGCTATTGCAGGATGTAGGCAGGCTGATGTGCTCCTGATTCATAACTTTGACCGTTTGGGACAGGATTTGGATATGGTTGCTCCGTATTTGCGGTTTCTCTTGAATCGCGGCGTTCATGTCCATACGGCAGTCAATGGCGAGATTGACTTTGACGTAAGCGAGGTATACTGACGAACGAAAAGATTTGCCAAGCAGTCACACTGCTTTTGCAGACGGTTGACA